GTGTCTTTTCTCTCTCCCCCGGCGGGGCCGGCGGGGGCCGTAGCCTGTGCGGCGTGGCGGTCACAGGGCAGGAACAGGCGAGCCTATGGGGCGCCACGCCCACGCGCGCCGACCAGCTGGTGCGCGGCAGTACCGAACCGCGGATCTGGACCCCGCCACTCGTCGAGCTAACGCCGGCCACGTCGATCGGCTTCGCCGTAGTCGACTGGTCGACCGACGTTCTCCACCACCCGCCGGATCCATGGCAGGAATGGCTACTGATCCACGGCGGCGAACTCCTGCCGGACGGTCGGCCCCGGTTCCGCAAGGTGCTGGTGCTCGTCGCCCGGCAGAACGGCAAGACCGAAGTGGCCGTGATCCTGGCGCTGTATTGGCAGTTCGTCGACGAAATCCCGATGACGTTGGGCACGTCGACGAAGCTCGACTACGCACGAGAGTCGTGGAAGAAATCGACCAGCCTTGCCGAAAGCGCCGTCGAACTCGACGACTTGCACGGTCCCGGACCGAAGTGGAAGCGCGAGGCGAACGGCGAACAGGAGTCATGGACCCACACCGGCGCCCGCTACAAAATCGCCGCTAGCAACAGCAGCGGGGGCCGGTCCCTGACCGTTCACCGGCTCGTGCTGGACGAGCTACGGATGCACCACGACTACTCGGCCTGGGATGCGTCCGTGCCGGCCGGCAACGCCGTGCCAGCGTTCCAAGCGTGGGCGCTCACGAACGCTGGCACCGACGAATCCGTCGTGCTGAACGACCTGCGGTCAGAGGCGATCCGGTTCATCGATACCGGCGAAGGCGACCCCCGGCTAGGCCTGTTTGAGTGGTCGTGCCCGGACGATGCGGATCCGCTCGACCTGCGCGAGCTGGCGAAGGCCAACCCGAACCTGAACGCGGACCATCAGCACAGGATCGACGGCGATGTTCTGATCGCTGACGCGGTGCGGGCCGTGTCGATCGGGGGCGAGGCGCTCACCGGTTTCAAGACTGAGAACATGTGCATTCGGGTGCGACTCTTGGACCCGGCCATCGACCCGGAAGCGTGGAAACGGTGCCTGGTCCCCGGGAACCTAGAGGCCGTCCGCTCCCGGGTGGCGGTCTGTCTGGACGTCGCACCCGACCAGCAACACGCAACGCTTGTGGCGGCGGCGGTCATGGACGACGACCGGGTGCGGGTCGACGTCGTTCAGGCGTGGGACGGGGCGGGTTGCATCGGCCGGCTACGCCGTGACCTGCCGGACCTGCTCGACCAGGTCAAGCCGCAGGCCGTGGGATGGATCCCGTCAGGCCCGGCCGCCGTGCTCACAGCGGACCTATCGGAACGTGCCGGGTGGCCACCAGCCGGCATGACGTTTGAGGCGCTGCGTGGCGAAGTGACGGCCGTGTGCATGGGACTAGCCGAACAGGTCGTGTCACTCGGCCTCGTGCACTCGGGTGATCCACTGCTGACGACACACGTGACGGGCGCTAGCCGGTTCCGGCAGGGCGACGCGTGGCGGTTCCAAAGGCTAGGCAAAGGGCATTGCGACGCCGCCTATGCGGCGGCCGGCGCCGTGCATCTGGCGCGCACGCTACCCACGCCAATTGGCCCGATCCGGCTCGTCACACTGGACGACGACTAGGCCGAAAATTGGCGGCGCCCCCGGTCGTGGCTGGGGGGCCGTCCCGGGGGCGCCTAACCGGATCGGAGCGTGCCGGCCGGCGGATACCGGCCGTGTTCCGATCGGGTGCAGGCGGCGACTTTAGCATCCGCTGGACGGGTTGCCAGCCTGTGATACGTTCCGGCCGGCACCGAAGCGGCGCGGCGCCTCTGCGGCAAACGGGACAGGGTTTGCGGAGGTTGCGAAGCAATGCGGGCACCGTGGCGTCGCCGTCACACATTCGATTCGGCACCCAAACCGATAGATCAGCTGTGGCTTGAAATGCTCGGCGCGTCCGGCGGTTCGGCGGCGCCGGTGAGTCGGAAGCAGGCGCTATCGGTGCCCGCCGTGATGCGCGGCCGCAACTTCATCTGTGCGATCGCCACCCTGCCACTACGCGAGTACGACGAATCGAACCGCCAGGTCGTGTCGCCGCTACTCAGCCAAATCGATCCCGACGTGGCCGACGTCGTCACGCTGGCGCAGACGGTCGAAGATCTAATCATGGAGTCGATCAGCTGGTGGCTGATCACGGCGCAAGACTTCGGCGCCGGGTTCCCGATCGCCGCCCGGCACCTTGACCCGGCCAAGGTGTCGCTACAGCCGCCCGTGCGCAGCGAACGGCCGTCGCCGCTGCCGTCCGGCCGTGACCCGAGAGACGCCGTGGTATGGGTGGATCAGCAACCCGTGAGCGCGTCCCGGATCATCCGGTTCGACTCACCGAATCCCCCGCTACTGATCGACGGCGCCCGCCCGATCCGCCGTGCACTGGCGCTCGACCGGGCGGCGAACATGTACGCGGAGGATCCCCGGCCGCTCGACTACTTCAAGCCCGCAGATGGCGCCGACCCGGTTCAGAACGACGACGACATCAAGGCCGTGTTGGCGAAGTGGCGGCGTGCCCGACAGACCCGCTCGACGGCCTACGTCCCGGCCTCACTCGTGTATGAAACGGTCGACTCGCCGTCGCCTCGTGAGCTACAGCTAGCCGAACTTCAGCGGCAGGTCACCCTTGACCTGGCAAACGCAATGGGACTCGACCCGGAAGATTTGGGCGTGTCCACCACGTCACGCACCTACCGGAACGACGTCGACCGGCGACAGAATCAGCTGAACTCGACGCTGAAGCCATACATGGATGCCATAACCGGTCGCCTATCGATGGGGGACGTCACGCCACCCGGCAACACGGTGCGGGCATACACGGGCGAATTCCTGCAACCGAACCCGGTCGACCGGTGGACGGTCTATGAAACCGGCCTTCGGATGCGTGCTATTACTGTCCCCGAAATACGTGAGGCCGAAGGCCTGGCGCCGCTGCCGGCGGATGCGGATTTCGGGACGGATCCTGCGCCGCCCAGCTCGGCGCCGGATGGGGCCGTCGGTGACGTACAGGTCGACGCCGCACGCCTGTCGTCACCGGCGACCCGGACCTTCAGCAATGCGCCCACGTTCACGCTCGATCTGCCGATCGTGCAACTCAGCGTCGACCGTGAGCGGCGGATCATCCAAGGGTTCGCGCTGCCGTACGGCGTCATCGGGATCAAAGACGGGATCCACTACCGTTTCGCGCAAGATTCGCTCGAATGGTCGGACCCGACCCGAGTGAAGCTGCTCTACCCGAAGCACGACAGCCCAGCAGTCGGGCACGCCGATGTCGTACAGAACATGGGCGGCCGACTGTTCACCCGATTCAAGGTTGGGCGCGGCGCGCTCGGTGACGAAGCCCTGATGTCCGCAGAGGATCACGTCGCTGACGGGTTCTCCGTAGGCGTCGACTTCGACCCGGCCACCGACGCCAAGGTGAGCACGGCCGGCGGGCCGTTGCTCTTCGACGTCCAGCGCGGCCAGCTGCGCCACGTCGTGCTGACACACGAACCCGTTTTCGATGATGCCCGGGTCACGCACGTGGCCGCGAGCCGTAGCAATGGAGGATCCATGGAGTGCTCACTCTGCGGTCACGCCCACGCGGCAGGCGTACCGTGCCCGACCCCGGCGGCGACGCCGGCCGCCCCCGGGGCGGCGCCGGCCGCAGCCACGCCGCCCCCGCCCCCGGCCACGCCCCCGGCCGGCGCCGCAATGGCGAGCGGGGGTAACTACACGCTCGACCTACGGACCCCGGGCCCGGAACAGACGTTCACGATCGACCAGGTCCGGGCGATGATGTCGCTCGCGAACCTGAACGGCCTGGGGCCGGCGCCGGTAGCAGCACCCGGCGCCGGTCCCGGCACGTCGGCCGGCGCCCCGGGGTCTGGTCCGGGCGCGCCGGCCGGCGCCCGCCAGACGGTCGACCCGACCCGCACGATCCGGCTTGACCGGGTGGACGAGCCGCAGCCGTACAGATTCCTGCGCGGTACCCGCAACTTCATGCCGGGCGAGCGGTTCGTGTTCAGCCAGGATCTGCTTTCCATGAGCAGGGCGAGCGACCTCTACGGGACCGAGACGGACGCCGGCCGGCGGGTCATGGCGCTCCTCTCGCACGAGTGGTCGGGAGGCCTGCGCCGGGCCGAGTTCGTGATCACGACCGACATCGACGAACTCAACCCGACCATTCAGCGGCCGGACCTGTTCGTCGACCAGCAGGACTTCAGGTACCCGATCTGGAATTCGATCAACAAGGGTGCGCCGCCGGACGGCGTCAACCCGTTCCTGTTCCCGAAGTTCTCGTCGGCTTCGGGCCTGGTGGCCGACCACGTGGAAGGCACCGAACCGACCGGCGGCACCTACGTGACCACGTCACAGACGGTGACTCCCACCCCGGTGTCAGGCAAGGCGCATCTGACCCGGGAGATTTGGGACATGGGCGGCAACCCCGCCGTGTCGACGCTCGTGTTCAACCAGATGACCCGGGGCTACCGGGAAGGTCTGGAATCGGCCGCGGCCACGTTCCTGAACACGCTCACGGCGGCGGTCGACATCAACCTGGGCGTTGCGGCGACCGACGCCGCGTTCGTGTCGTCGTGGGAGGCGGCCGTCGCTGCCCTGAACTTCATCCGGGGCTACGACCTTTCCACGATGGTCGTCGATCAGACGACCTACCTGAAGGGTGCCGGCGCCCGGGACACCACCGGCCGGGCCTTTTGGCCGCAGCTGAACCCGATGAACGCGAACGGGACCAGCGCGAGTCGGTTCACCACGATGAACGCGGGCGGCGTCATCTGGCTGCCGTCGTGGGCGCTGCCGTCGACGCCCGGCAGCCCCAATAACTCGTGGCTGTACGACCCGATGTTCGTGTCCGGGTGGGCGACGCCCCCGCAGCGTCTGGAGTTCCCGGGCGCCACGCAGGCGGGCGCCTACGCCCCGGTCGCATTCGTCGACCTGGCCATCTGGGGATACAAGGCCCTAGCGAACTCGGACATCGCCGCAGTCCGCCAGGTTATCTACGACTCGGTTTGACCCGAGCGATCCCGGGGGAGGGGCAGGCCGATGCCGTGGGCGCCTGACTACGTGACAGCCGACGAACTCGCGGCGTACATCCGTACGCCCGATCACGTCGACGACACGCAGCTGGCGCTCATGGCATCGGCCGCGTCCCGGGCGGTGGACAAGGCGACGAACCGCCAATTCGGCCAGGTCAACTCGGCCGAACTCCGCAGCTACTACGCCCGACCGGACTTCGACCGGGGACACGGCCTATGGGTGGTCGACGTCGACGACTTCATGGACCTGACCGGAATGGTCGTGACAGTCGACGGCGTCACCGTGTCCACCTTCGACAAGGCGCCGCTGAACGCGGCCCCAAAGGGCGAGCCGTGGACGCGCATCGAATTCACCGACGCGTCACAGACCCAGCCGAGTGTGTGGCCGAACCGGGTGGATGCGACGATCAAGTGGGGATGGTCGGCCATCCCGACCACGGTCAAGGCGGCGACGCTGCTACAGGGAAGCCGATTCTTTGCTCGCCGGTCGGCGCCCTTCGGTGTCGCCGGTTCACCCGATTCCGGCTCTGAAATGCGCCTGATGGCGAAGGCCGACCCGGACGTGTTCGTCATGCTGGCCGACTATCGGCGGATGGGGCCGATCGGGTGATCTTGGCCGATGTCATGGACGAACTCGCGGCCCGGTTCGATGCGCTCGACGGCATCACCGGGTTCGGCTACCCGGCCGACTCGGTAGCGCCCCCGGCGGCGATCGTCACCTACCCGGACACGATCGACTTCGACAAGTCGGGCGCCCGGGGCGCGGATTCGATGATCATCCCCGCCGTGCTCCTGTTCGGCCGGGTGTCAGACCGGGCGTCACGCGACACCCTGTCACGCTGGCTCGACCGGGCCGGGACGAAGCGCTACCGGACCGAGAAAACGACCGAGCTAACGAAACAGACCTTCAGCGTCGACGGCGCCAATAACTCGACGGTCGCCATCAACCCGGCCACGGCCCCCGGGCCGTATCTGCAATTCACGCTCACCGCCGGTGTCCAAGGTGCCAGCAACCTGCGTGATATCTACGTGCGTAGCGAACTCGTGGCGACCGACTTCCACGCCCGTTTCACGACGGATCCGCCGTTCTTTGGCGACCCGGACGCCGGGGGACCACTAAACGCGATCAATCCTCAGGCGGGCGTCGGGCTGCGTTATCAGCGCGACACGAAACAACGCGCCGTCGTGGTCTGGCAGAACGTCACGTTCCTGACGACCGGGATCCTGGTGGGTGTCTGGCAGGCGAACCTTGACGGCACCGGGTTCGCGAATCGGCAGTATCCGATCCTGTTCCCGGCGCCGCTCGGCCTGTCGCTGCCGTGGACGGCCGAAGCCCGGCTACGCGGGAAGATCGTCGATGTCCGCTATTGGAATCCCGGTCAGGCCGTGCCCGGATGGAAGGATCCCAACCAGGCACGGAGCCTGAATCTGGACACCGATTGCGGGGACTCGGTCGCCATCCCGACGCCGGTCGGCAGCGGTCAGGCGGGATGGATCGCCGCTCACCTGGGCACCGACACGTCACCGCCATCGATGGTCCGCTATCGGCTGCCCGACAGCTACCTAGAAGCCGATTCGACTTCGCTGAAGGACTACATCGAATCGGGCACCTACTCGTCGTTTGATTCGGTGCGGGTGATGTCCGGCGAATTCGACGTCGTCGCCCGGGGCGGCGTCGACTACCTGGCCGTCGCCCTGGCACTGGACATCATCGGAAACGGAAGAGAGTGAGCCATGGCCGCACTGACTGCCGTCACGCCGCTGCGTGACGGCGCCCTGAATCCCGGCGCCGCCGTGGCGTCGTCGGACACGATCAGCGTCGCCCTGATGGGGCAGAACGGCGTGTTCTTGGAAATCATCAACGCGGGCGGTTCGCCCGACACGGTGAACATCTCTGACGCCGGCTTGACCCCGGCCGGGACGCCCGCATCGGCCGGCATCCCGCAGACGGTGAGCAACGGCACGAGCCGCATCTTCTTCATCGCCCGGTCACAAGTGAACCTAGCCACCGGCCTCGTGACCGTGACGCACTCATTCATCACGTCCGTGACATACAAGCTGTACCCGCACTGAAGGGACGAGAACGATGGGCAAGGTTCACGGGAAGTCAACAGTCGTCATTGTCAACAGTGTCGACCTGTCCGGCTTCGGGACGAGCGTCGAACTCACCCTGTCGGGCGACTCGCACGACACCACCACTTTCGGCAACAACTCGCATCGCAAGTCGGGCGGACTGCTCGACGGCGGCGCCACACTCCAAGGTCTCTACGACAACACGGCGTCGACCGGTCCCCGGGCCGTGTTGGAACCGCTGCGCGGCACGGTCGTGCCGTTCGTCGAACGGCCCGAAGGAACGGGCGTCGGCAAGCCGAACCGGGCCGTGAACGCGCTCATTGTGAGCTACGTCGAAACGAACCCGGTGGCCGACTATGTGACCTGGTCGTGCGAAGTCGAATTCGACGGCGACGTCACCACCACCATCCAGTAACCCGAACGGGAGAAAACCGATGGCAGATAACGACCGCAACTATCAGCCGACCGCGGCGGACCTGATGGGCACCGAAGATCAGGTGTCGAACGTCCCTGACTTCAGGTACCGGGGACAGCAGATGCGCCGGGCGCAGCTGGCGCACGTGCGCATCGGCCAAGAGCTACGGGACTGCGCCGCACAGGGCGCGATCGACATCGTCGTGGCGCTGCTCGGCGGCGACGACGAGTTGACGGATCTGCTCAACTCGGCGCCTGCGGATCTGGACGACCTGACGCCGCCCGAACCGCCCGTCACGGGCGGGGACGAGACGCCGGCCAAGCGCGCCGCAAAGCCGCGCAAGTAGCCGGGCGGGGGTGCGGCATGGAAAGCACGAGCTACGCAGACAAGGCCCTACTCGTCGGCCTAGGGCCGCGTCTGCCAGAGGCCGACGTCGAAGTGAAGATCGCTGCGCAGGACGGCGCCGACGCCTGCATAGCGATCGTCCGGGTCCGTGGCATGTCCCGGGCCGAAGCGCTCGACCTAGAGAAAATCGCCGAGTCGGGGACGTTGCTCCTAGAGCGGCGCATGCTCGCGCTGTGCCTCGTGCATCCGCGGATGACCGAAGCCGACGTGCGGCAATGGCAGGAACGGTCACCGGCGGGCGAGCTCGAAAACGTCACCGACGCGATCAATGCCCTATCGGGCGGGAGCGAAGACGCGGCCAAAGAGTTCTACAGGAGGTTTGAGGCCGACCCGGCAGAGGAGTTTCGCGTACTACCTGGCGACGAAACTCGGCCGGACAAAGGCGGAGATTGACGACATGGCGCACCGCGAGTTCGTCGGCTGGCAGGTCTACTTCGCGCGCATGGCGCAGCGCGAGCAGCTGGCCGAACTCGCGAGCAAGGCGGGTCGCCGTGGCTAACGACCTGGCGACGGTGAAGATCGTCGGCCTCAAAGAGTTCAACTCGCGCCTGCGGAAGCTGGACGGCCAGCTGCCGAAGATGGTTCGGGTCGCGTTCAACTCGGCCGCGTCGATCGTCGTCGACGACGCCCGGCCGCACATCCCGGTCGTGACCGGGGCGGCGAAGGGCAGCGTGCGGGTGGCATCCACCCGCACGGCCGCCCGGATCCGGGGCGGCGGATCGAAGGCGCCCTACTACCCGTGGCTTGACTTCGGCGGATACGCCGGCCGGGGTAAGACCCTTCACCGGCCGTTCCTGCCGGACGGCCGCTATATCTACAACTCGTTTTACCGGAAGCGCCCGCAGTTCATCGATCAGATGGTCAAGGCGCTACGTGGCATCGCTCACCACGTCGGATTGCAGATCGACTGATGGCAAAGAATCAGGTCACCCTCACATTTGCCGGTGACGACAAGTCGCTTCAGCGGACACTCACATCGGTCGGCAAGGGCACGAAGGCGATGGCCACCCAGGCCACCACCGGGATCAGCAAGTTCGGGATGGCCAGCCGCAACGCCGGCAAGACCGCCAAAGGCCTACAGGGCGCGCTAGCTGGCCTGGTGGCCACCGGCGGCGGGGTCAAGGCGATGATGGAAGGCGACATCATCGGCGGACTACTTCAGCTAGAAGGCGGCTTCGGGAAGGCGGCGATGGGCGCGGCGAAGTTCGCCGTCACCGCCGGGAAGGCGATCGCCTCGTTTTCGGTGTCGACGGCGAAGGCCGTTGCACAGTTCGTGGCGGACTCGGCCCGGGTGGTCGCCGGGTGGATAGCGATGGGCATCAAATCGATGATCAATGCGGCGAAAATGGCGGCGGCGTGGCTGATCAGCCTGGGGCCGGTCGGCCTGGTGATCGCCGCCATCGGCGCCGTGATCGGGATCCTCGCCCTGTGCGGCGTCAGCTTCGACGACGTCAAGAAAGCCGCGGGCAAAGTGTGGAATTGGATCAGGGGACACTGGCCGCTGCTCTTGGCGATCCTCACCGGCCCGTTCGGTCTGGCGACCCTGTTCATCATCCGGAACCGCGACAAGATCGTTGCCTTTCTACGGTCCGGGTTCGCCGCCATCAAAGGCTTCGCTTCGGGGGCGGCGTCGTGGATCATCGACAAGTTTCAGCGCGTCGTGAGTTTCTTTGCCGGACTCCCCCGCATGATCGGCGGCATCTTCGCCAAGGTCGGTAGCGGGATCGCGTCGGGGATCAAGGCCGTATGGAACCGCACCGTCGGCGGCTTCGGGTTCACGATCCCCAAATGGGTGCCGGGCCTGGGCGGCAAGTCGTTCCGCATCCCGAAGCTGCATATGGGCGGGATCATGCCGGGGGCGCCCGGCACCGAAGGCCTGGCGCTCCTACAGGCCGGGGAACGGGTGAGCAAGGCGGGAGCATCGACCGGCGCCGTCATCCACGTGCACGTCGCCGGGTCGATCCGTTCAGACCGCGAGCTGATCCGCATCATCCGGGACGAGTTCGACCGGGGCGGGTTCGGCGGCCGTGGGGGAGGCGTGATCCGATGATCCACCCGGATCCGTCGCCGTGTGCTGCGCCGCGGGAGGTTCCCGACACATATGGGTGCCGGGACGGGTCCGAAGCGCTTAGAAGCGAATCTAGAGGCCTCTCAGGGCAAACGCCCTGGTCGGAGTTTTGGCCATGACGATCCGAGTCGTGAATCAGGGCGAGGAGGCCTGGCTTGACCTGATCACAGACGTCGACATGACGTTGCGCCTGTACCGGAACGACGTCACGGCAGGCCTCACCGACGTGGCCATCGAAGCGCTCACGCAGGCGGCGTTCACGGAAGCGAACTTCGCCGGCTACGCCGCCGTATCGCTGACGACCAGCTGGACGACGACGCAGGGCAACCCGTCGACGGCCACCCGGGCCGAAGTGACCTTCACCCGATCGTCGTCCGGGACGGCGCAGCTGATCTACGGCTACTACCTGACCCGTAACAGTGACGGCGCCCTGCAATATTTCGAGCCCTTCCCGGGGCCGGTGTCGGTCGAATTCATCAATGACGCCGTCAAGGTCACGCCCACCCTGACGCTGGACGACGTGAAAGGGAATGCCGTGGAATCTGGCGTTATCACCGCGTTCGGAGGGACGGTCGCACCCACCGGGTGGCACCTATGCGACGGGTCGGCTATCTCACGGTCGACGTTCGCGTCCCTGTTCGCGGCGATCGGCACCGCGTTCGGTGTCGGGGACGGTGCGACGACGTTCAATGTCCCGGACCTGCGGCAGCGGTTCGCACTCGGCAAGGCGGCGGCCGGGACCGGGTCGACGTTGGGCGGCACCGGGGGAGC